AATTAGTTATAAATCCGTCTTTAATGGGAAAGGGATTGCATGGTATGCCCGATCTTTCTAAAATGCATCTCTTTGTCGAATTAACCGCAAAAAGAAGAGAAGGTAGTGTACTTGTAGCTACTGGTATTGGAACGGCAAATAAAACCACAACATTAAATTCTATTGATAATGATATTAGTGTAAATATGATGGGATTCGATCAAGATTCAGGATCGTACACAACAAAGTGGTCAAAGAACTATTCTGATAACAGAACTAATTTTGAAGGGTTCGGAATAACAGACATATCAATTAATGTTAATAGTAGTTATGTTCCTACTGTTGATATTGATTTTGTTGATATTAGAGGATCGTCATTATTTACTTTTGGTAGTAAATCACCATACTCCGTTTTGTTTAGTTTTCCACCTCCAGTATTCACTTTAACAGTAAAGGGTTATTATGGTTTGGCTCTTACATATAATTTACATATGGTAAGACAAAATAGTAAATTTGATGCCACATCAGGTAATTATTATATACATGCTAATTTTGTTGCACAAAAATTTGCTCCATTAACTGATATATTATTTAAATATATAGATGTTGTTCCATTAATAAACGAACAATCCACAGATAGTGGTGTTAGTTTTGATCCATCACAACCCCCAAGAAATACTAGAGAGCTTATAATCAGATCACAGAAATTATATGACGATATTGAAAAATTCAAATCAGATTCGATATTAGCAAAAGAAGCTGATCAATTTAGAGCCGAATTTTATACCTCAAAATCTTTATTGAACACTGTGAATAATGCACATAATTTGATGGATAGTGAATTTCAAAGCATAACAGATTTATACACACTAAACGATGAAATAAAAGACACTCCAAAATTTGAAAAAGTAACGTTGGACATGTATGATTCAATTATACGTAATGCTTCTCCAACATCTATTACCACACCAAAAACAAAACTATTACTTGCAACATTATTTATTAATTCTAAGAGCGTTACTACAGATACTACGGCTAGTGATATTTTAAATAGAATAATAAGCGGATTAATACATACCAAAGATATTTTAATTACACAAGGTAAAAATATTGAAAGTAGTTTTGTTTCTAGTGATATAAAACCGCCAACATATAATGGGTCTAACTATGTAATGATGGATATTACTGATTATTATTTAAAAACATATAAAAAAATTCAAATTTCACAAAAGAAATTTGAAACAAAGCAAGATGCGTATAGAAATGAAATAAATAAAATATCTGTAAGTACTTTAGGGAAAGTACCTACAATTAAATTTATATTTGAAATACTTTGTAATGACGTAGATAAGTTCTTTAAAAAATTAAAAGAAGTTGGATCGTTAGCCGAAAAACACCACTTAAAGAATTTTAATAAAATCGTAGGTAATAATAAATCGAAAAAAAATAAAATATCTCCATTTCCATTAGTGATAAAAGAATCTATAGTGGGGGATAAGAATATAACCTCAAATTCAACAACTTTAAATAGAACAGATAGAGCATATCCCACAGAAGTATTTGGAGATATTGATATATTTCCAGAAGTTGCATTTGTAGAGGCATTTATTAAATCATATTTGGATATTGTTAAATCAGAAGAAATCTTAAATCTTAAAAATAACCTTGATAATAACGGTAATAACAAGTGGATACCTATTAGTCCAATAGATTCAGTAATAAATGGTAGAGTTAGTGCAATCTCACCTTATTTCGGTAAGTTTAATCCAATTCCTGATTTAATATCTGAAATTCTTAATAGATTTTATATTTTCAGTCAATATAGTTATACAGAATTTTTTTATCGTGATGACTCTAACCCTATATTTGAGTTTTTTGGGGCTAAAAGTAAACAGCATGATTTATTAGGTTATATAGCTAAAGGGGAAGCTGCAAACATAATAAATTCAATTACGGATTCTAATTTATTGAATTCATTATCTGTACAAGCAAATTCTTGGAAATTAAACCCCAATAATTTTTATGATACATTAAAAAATAACGTTAGTATTAAAGGCCCAACAGGTATCGGTATTAATATATACAATACCTTCGAAAATTTATCTAATCCAACAGGTGATTTTATATATGATGATTTAAATCACCCTGAATCATTTTTGCTTTTAAATAGTCAGATTATAACTAAAGATAGAAGAAATCCAGAATATAAAGGTTTTGAATTATTGGCCAACGGTAAACCAGAATTTAGAACATCATCTAATGATGGTAGTGAAACTGGTGAATCTAATGCAGTTGATACATTTTTAGAACGCTATGCAAATAGCACTTTACGAAATTTTTTATTTGAAGGAGGTAGACCAGAATTTGATAGCTTTACAAAACAAAACATAATGTATGTTAAAGATAATAAAGCAGAAACTGAATTCGATAGTGATTTTATTAAGGATAAATCATGGTTTGTTATAAAATCATTATCTGATTTAGTTGTAGAACAATTTGTAACTAAATCGGATCAGAGAGATCAAACTGCAGTGGTGGTGCTTTCAAATATGTTAAGTTATTTAGAAGATATATTGTTAGAAATTTTAAATGATCAAGATAAATTAATAACGAACAACGTAAAGGCATATATTTTTGCAACTTTATTTGGTAAGGCCATACCCTATTTTGATGTTGATAGTAATATTAATAAAAAATTTGCATTCCCTGCGGTCGTTGAAATACCTAATTTTTCTCACCTACATATGGGTGCATTAGCCTACTTTTACACAACTGGTGCGACTGTAAGTGGTGATGCTGAAATATTTTATTTTAATAATAAATATGGTAACAAACTTGAAATACCGACACATTACACATCTACCAATGGAAAAGACGCAACACAAGAAATCCAATTAATATCAAATATAGATTATGAAGAATTAATTAAATATTTCACCGAATTCACAAATAATACGGGAGAAGGTGGGTATCCTATTTTACAAAATAAATTCATTGAATTGATTAATGAGGTTAAATCGTTAAACTTAACGGACACCAATAGTAAATTTTATGAATATTTAAAGAGATTATCAGGTAAAAATTTGGTTTCAACAGAAACTAGTTTCTTGGATTCTATAACAAAAAAAATAACACAACAACTTTATCTTTTGAATTATAGTCAAATAACATTTTATCCATTTACATTTAAAAACTTGGGTTTTGTACCTATGGATGCTGTTAATAAAATCCCAAGCTTGAAAAATTCTAATGATATATATTTTGGATATTTTTTCACCGAAATATTGAGATTAATTGAAGAGAGAAAAAAAGCATTAAGAAAAATAGAGGATAAGTTTCAAACTAGTATTGAGGATAATGATATAAAAACTCAATGTTATTATTCTTTTAAATCAGTGTCTGATAGATGGGTTCTCGGTTTTGGACAAGATGGTATATTAGGAAAAACGACTCCACTGATTGATGATTTTTCGTTTATTGATAGAGCAGGTAATGATATTGGTGAAAAAGTAATTATTGATTTTAGACCTATTGTTGAAATGTCTAAAGATTTTGATGTGAGTGTTTTTAGTGTTATGACACGTATATTAGCTTTAAATGGATTTGAATTTTTTCCGTTACAAAATTTTATTGATTACTCCGATAAAAACACTAACGCAAAATTTGAAGATACATTTAAAATTTCCAGTTCTCAAAAATTACAAGTCTCATCATCACCTAGATTTGTGTGTATGTATATTGGAGGCACATCATCACAATTGGATGATATAGGAGGTGATTTTGAAGATGATGGTGTTCAAAATTTAGAAGAGCTTTCCGATTTTAAAAATAGTAATACAAAAGCTTTTGTGGTTTCGTTTGCAAAACAAAATCAATCTATTTTTACAAATATTGAATTAGATACTAATGAACATAAAGAAACGAATGAGAGTTTATCAATTCTTTCAGAAATTGCCCAAGATCAAAGTTCATCATCCCCCGTTCCTAAAGGTCAGAATTTATTTTCAACTTACGAACAAAGAAGTTACACTTGTAAAGTAGAGATGTTGGGTTGTATGATGATACAACCAACTCAATATTTTATGCTACAAAACGTACCTATGTTTAGGGGGGCTTATATGATTTTACACGTACAACATAATATTTCTGCCAATCACATGAAAACGAAATTTGATGGTGTTAGAATTAAACGAGTACCACAACCATTCGTTAAAGATTTTTCAACAGCTACTGGAGTTAAAGGTGGTTCTGCAGATGCGCATCTTAGTGATCCTAATATAGTTGGAAACGCATTCAATGGAAACGCAATAAATGGCGTTAATCCAATAACAAACGATCAAACATCACGCTTATTAAGTCCCTAAATAAATATGCCATATAAACCATTAACTAAAAACGGTGAAAAATTCATTATTGATGCTATTAATAAAAATGGTGATAGTATTAAAGGATCATATCCATTTGCTTTAGGTAGAAGTAAAGAAGTGGCAGATACAATATATGTAGCGAACTCTAAATTTCAAAATACGCCAATTACAGATAACAGTTCATTAGCGACCGCACTTATATCTTGGTTCAATCTATATTCCGAACAATACTTATTAGATTCTAATATTATTGCTGCTCAAACATATGTGGAGAGTAATTTCAAATTGTGGGAATATTCAAATAGTGGGGATGCGTTCAAAAGTAGTGCAATGGGTATATCTCAATTATATGATAATGATATTTGGGGTTTATTCACAAGTAATGGAACGGAAGTTGATGTTCCTAAAAATCAAGATTTATTTCTTGATTTAAAAAATCTCATTTTCAATAATCTCGTTGGTGATTTAACCGATGTGCGCAATATAATACCATATCAACATAATTCAACACCTGCCACAAATGAAATTGCTTTAGGGAATAGAAAGCAATTATTTCAAAATATAATGAATAACCCCGAATCGATGATTTTAACCCAATGTAGATTTATGAGTGAAATTGGTGAAAGAAATAACAACCTAGCATCATCATCATTATTCTCATATTCAACAAACGGTTATATAGAATCAAAAACATATAATGAAATAATTAATAACGCTTCGAAACTAACTTTAGACGTTAAACCGGGAATGGATTATGTAAATAAAATTTTTAAGATATTGGGTGGAAAGTATAAAACTGATTTAATTGGATTTGGAAAGGATTATATATACGATGAGACATTAAACGATCAATCGAATAGAAATCTATCAGGAACAGTAGTTATTAATCAAGGATCATATGATAATCTCACTGTTGGTTATAAGGGAAATTTTCCAAAGGAAACAGTTAAAACTATTATAGAATCATTAACTAAATTTGGAATAACTAACCAATATCTCCAATCTGGAATATTATCTGTAATATCGACAGAAGCTGGATTTGTTCCTAAATCAGAATTTAGCTATTCTAGTACATCTAATGATAGATTAAGATTTATTTTTACAACGAGATTATCAGACTTAACTGAAAGTCAACTTGGATTATTAAAAACAGATGATGTGGGTTTTTTTGATAAAGTATATGGAGATAGATATGGTAATACTACTGCTGGTGATGGATTTAAATATCGTGGAAGAGGATTCAATGGTATAACATTTAAAGATATTTATCGTGAAACAGGAAATTTAATTGGAGTTGATATTGTTGCTGATCCAGAATTACTTAATACAGTTCAGGTGGCATCTGATGCTGTTGCTGCTTATTTTAAAAAATATTTAAAAGATGCTGAAAAGATACTAATTCCATCTAAATATTATGGTATAAATAAATTTTCGGATGTTAACGATTTAATTTTAGGAAGTAGAATTGCATTACAAGCTAATGTTGGGTGGAAGAAGAATTTGAATACTACGATATATCCAGAAGTGTTTAGAAAACAACTTTCTGTTGTTGGAACATTACATGCAATAGTTATTGCTGTGTAAGACTAGACTTCAATTCATTAAGAGAAATAACATCATTTGAATATGTGTCTTTATTGAAAGACATGCTAGTTATCTTAGTTATCGATTCGTTTATTTTCTCTTTCATCGGCTCTGGAGATGAATTATCAATTAATCTATTTAATGACTCCAATGTTTGATCTTTTAAATTTTCAAAAACTGTTTGTTTTAAATTCTGGTTATCTGAAACGATACTTTTAAATATCGATCTATCAGATTCGGTTAATGAAGAAAATTTAAGATTAAATTTTTCAATAGCTTTTTTTATTAAAAATTCTTGAGGCACACCCTTAAGATCGATTTCACTATCGGTTGATTCAACTAATTTGGGTTTATTGGTTTTAATATGCTCCAATAAAAATGAAAATGATTCGTGTAGTTTATCAACATCAGTTGATTTATTATCGGCAAGTGATTCTGTGAGTAGTGTATCGATATGGTTATATAATTCTTTTTTTCTTTCAGAAACTTTAATTTCTAGACCCTCTACCAGTTTTTGAATTTTTTCATTCTCCTTAATGAAATTCTCTCTCATAGTTATTGAGCATAACAAAGCAACGTTTTCATCAATATATTTTATTGCTAAATTTTCATTTGGGATGTACTTACTATCTAAGTTTTTATAGACTTCAAATTCGGCCTTTAAAACTTTAGATTCTTTTATGGTATTCATGAATTTACCAAACATCTCTTTTGCTGAAAGATTTTCTGATTCGTTCATGTAATTAGTGAACGTAGCTTTGATTTCTCCAAAGTTAAGTTTTGCCATAAATTTACTAATAAATACTATTTTTTTGATAAAAGTTATTCTATTTCCCCTATTGTTGTTGATATATCATCATCTAAACCTTTAAACTCATCCTCATCTTCTTTAACTTCTTCATTCAATTTTCTGATTTCTTCTTTGTTTTCTTTATATTCGAAATTTAATGGGTTTGAATGTTCTGAGTTAAATTCACCTTGATTGTATAATAATTTATCAATTTCATTGATCATTATTTTAGCGTTTTTGTTTAATTCGTCATTCTTTTGTTTGAAGACTTCTTCGGTATTTTTTTGATTTTCAACATTTTGTCTGTTTACCAAATTATTTAAAAGGGCATCGAAATTAGACTCACTTAAAGAGAGTTTACCGTTTTGATCCTTAGATTCTTGTTTAGGGGCTGCTGGTGCGCCTCCTGCTGGTGCTGGTGCTCCTGCACCACCTGCGACCAATCCTTGAGGCTCAGGCAATTGTGAAGGGCTTTGAGGGGCATTTGTTGCTCCTGCTGCTGGTGGCTGATTCTGTTCTGGTTGACCCTCACCTTCTGCAGGTGGTGGGCCTTGTTGCATTGCTGCAGCATTAGGATTTCCATATTTCTGATCAATGTCATCAAAAATACCAGTTTTAGGTATAACAACTGCAGTATCTTGCAATTCTTGGCTAATAGCTCTTTCCATTCTTTGGTTTTTGAAATCTTCAATGATTTCTTTATCTGACCAACCAAGAATATTTCTCTTTGCCCACGTGTGTGAAGATGCTGCGATTCCAGAACCTTCATTTCTGGTGATTTCAGTATACAATTGAATTTTAGCTGTAAGAGTTTCTGTCTTTAACTTATCTGCTTGACTAGATGGATTCGTTAATGATAAACTAAATTCATGAAGATCATCCTCATACCCTTTAAGATACAAATGAACGATAGCCATCTTGTTTAATTCTTGAAGTAATGCTTGTTGAAGTCTATTGATCTTTTTAGCAAAACGTACATCCATTTGTGCAAGGTTTTTACCTTCACCTGCTGATCCTGAAAAACCAAGAAATGGTTTGGGGATACCTAGACCACTAAATAAATTATCACGCAAATATGCAATGTCTGCAATAGCATCAAGGTTTGTAGCTCCCGGTAAGGTTTCAATAACAGTACTCTTACCATCACGTACTGGAACAAAAATATCTTCATCGTTTCCTAAGATATTAAATCTATAATCGATTTGACCTGTGTTGTTATAAGTTTGTGTTTGTTTCTTAAATTTAGTAGCCACCTTATACACATACGCTTCAATATCTTTATCATCTAAGTTACCAACTTCGATTTTATAAACTCTCTTTTCTCCTGCTCTAAGTATACGATAGGTTAACATAGCATCTTCTGCCATAACCAATTGTCTAAAAACTCTTCTTACTTTATTGAGCACTGACGAACCATATGGTAGATACTTATCATCACCAAGCAATCTAAAGTGTGCTATTTCAAATAAATTAAATTCATCTCCTGTTGTTCTATTTCTGAAAATAGTTCTGGCTTTTCTATCCTTTATTTCATCTTTTCTTTCAACATCAAAGTTTACTAGCTGTCTTACATAACGAACACCCTTTCCCTTTTCACCTAGCATATAGACAAAATTGTCACCATATTTAGCAAGGTTTCTAGCCCAAAAGGGTAAGTTTACATTCACATTAACCACACCATAAAAGAAATCCTCAAGAATAGTTTTAATTCTTTCTTTTTTTGAATAAATATTTAACATCTTTCCATTATCTCCTATTGTAGTTGATTCTTCCGAAAACAAATCCAATGCCGAGGCAATCAAAGGATAATATTCCATTCCTTCATAATCAACATATGCTGGCATACGTGCTGCTTCATATTGCATAGCTTTCTGAAAGCCGTGTTGTTGAACTTTATGAAATTTATCAAAAATCGATTCTCTTTGCTGAATTTCTAATGCAGCTTTTTGAATATCTTCTGGATTTTCTGCTTTAAGAATGATTTTTCTTTTTTGTTCATTATCTTTTTCAGATTGAGCACCAAATCCAAATCCATCCAAATTCAAAAATGAATTTAATTGTGAATAGATCGTTTTTTTATTATCTTTTTCAGCCATTTTTATAGTTTTTTATAGTTTTTTATATAAATACTTAGAAAAACCCCAAAATCACTTTTTAACTGCGGTTTTTGTTGAGTCCTTTAAAAATCCACGAATGATCTGCATATGGGTTATTTCTGTGTACTCTAAAATCTTCGGGCATACCATGTTTTTCTTCGTTAGGTTTAATATGAGAATTATCGTTTACTACAAGTATTGCATTTAGCATGCTTTTTATTTTTTCAGTATTATCCCCTTTTTTCATCATATCACAATTGAGTACATAAAGACCTATTGCAAGTCCCATTATATCATCATCATGAAAGGTTCGTCTATGATCTGCTAATCTTGCTGGATTTTCAGTAGTGATAAATGTTTTGAATTCATTAGTCATTCTAACTGAACGAATAATAACATCTTCCATACGTATACTTCTTTCCATTTCTTGAAGAACAATAGGTCTATTATTACCTATCATAAATCCCGGAATTAAATCTACCTTTACCATATGTCCACCGCCTATATTTTTTTCAACAGTTTTCACGAAGACATTTAATCGATCACGTGTTGGTTTATGTTGAATTTCTGCATAATGAACATTTAGATAACCAAAAGCTTTTAAACTTTCAATTGTAGAAACTCCATAACCACCACTAACGTCAATGACACAATAAGCATTGTTATATCTAGTTCCATAATAATATGCAATTTCTGCGAGTTGTTGTGGTGTAACTTTCCCATAGTATTCTGCAACTTGTTCAGATACTCTGCGTTTTATATCTTTAATTTTTTGAATCCCATTCTCAATATAGGTTTTGGGTTCAATTAAATCTCTATATTTTAATATATTCAATGTTGAATAATCATTTCCATAACCACTAGCAACATCGAGAGCCATTACATAATTAGCACCTTCGATAGGGTCTTCGAAAATATACATTAATTTATCGTTATACTCTGTTCTAATGGGTTGTCTTAATTCGTTATCTTCGATTCTTTTTATAAATTCTTCGTTAATAAAATTGTCTCCAGAACCTAAAAATGAACATAAAATTTCTTGAGAAAATCTTCTCATATCACCATTATAACCTGCTTTTGCATTTTCAAACCAAGCACTAGTTGCACTATATCCATCAAGAATTAATTTACTGCGTTGATCTTTAGAAAAATTAACATCAGTTATTCTTATTTCACTATCCTTAAGCTCGTTTTTTACCCATTGTAATCCTACATTGTATCTTGGATCATTATACCACCACAATTCAATTGCTTTAAATGGTTTACCTTTAGTTCTGGCTGTCTCAAATGTTTTATAAAAAATTGGGTCTAATCCATTCGGTGTAGACACAAAAATTACTCTACCACCTGTATTTCTTACAGCAGCACCAGCAGATTCCCAAAACTTTTCACCCTTTTCAGTCCATGCAGTTTCATCCCAAAAAATTAATGTTGGGGTCGGGCCTCTAAGTTTGGTAGCAGCAAATGCTTTCATTTGACTACCATTAGCATATTTCATGTGATGAGCAGAATCCTTATTACCAACCTTTTGTCTTAAATAAATAGGACAACCATCAATGAAATCTTTGATGTCACTCATTAACTCATCACGTGCAGTTTCAAGTTTATCAGCAATTACAGCCACATATCTATTTTCATTAAATAATACGTACCATGAAATAAATGCACAAGTAGTTGTTGAAACACCAGCCTGTCTATATTTGTTAGCTATATTTTCTTTATTTTTTTGATAGGAAAGAACTAAATCTTTCTGAAACTCAAAAAGTTTAAAAGGAACAATCTCACCACTTTCACCCTTAGTTTGGTCAAAGACAGTAAGATATGTTTCAATAAAATAAATTGGATTGATTGCACACTTTAGATATTCGTCCGTCTGTTCTGTAATAGTAAGAATATTAACTTGCTTGGCAATACC